AAAGAAAGAGAAAAAGGAAAATGGGGAAGTATTTACACCACTATCATTAGTAAATGAAATGTTGGATAAATTAGATGAAGCATATATAAAAGAACACGGAAAAAGCATATTTACAGAAGCAGGATTTAAGTGGTTTGACCCCGCTGTTGGGATTGGAAATTTTTTTATTATTGTTTATCAACGCTTAATGAAAGGACTAGAAAAACAAATATTAAACGAGGAAGAAAGAAGAAAACATATCTTGGAACAGATGATATACTCCGCAGAACTTACACCGAATAATGTATTTATTTATAAGAAAATCTTTTGTGGTGATAAATATAAATTAAATATCTATGAAGGTGATACTTTGAAAATGGATAGAAAATGTGAGTTTGATGTGGTTATGGGTAATCCGCCATATCAACGAAAAGTAGGCGGTACAAAGACACAACCATTATGGAATTTATTTGTAATCTTTTCATTATCATTATTAAAAAATGATGGATATTTAGTTTTTATTCACCCATCTGGATGGAGAAGTCCCGAAGGTGTTTTTAAAAATGTTTTAGATTTAATACAAAGCAAAAACTTGAAATATTTGTGTATGAATAATTTCAAAAAAGGACAAGAAGTATTTAAAGTTGGAACAAATTTTGATTATTATGTTTTACAAAATAGATTTGACCCAAATAATATTACAACAATAACTGATATTGATGGAAAAACATACGATAAAAATATAAACAGTTGGAAATTTATACCAAGTGGTGGTTTTGATTTATACGACAAAATATTAGCAAAAGATGGAAAAGAAATAGTAAATGTGTTATACGATAGAACATCATACGGAACTGATAAAAAAAATATGTCTAAAGTGAATTTACTATATAGTAGTTCTTTATATGAAACCAGACAAGATTATATGTCTAAATATATGTCTAAAGTGAATTTACTATACAGTTGTTTATATCACCACACAAAAGATTATATGTCTAATGAAAAAACCGAAAAGTTTATATACCCTTGTGTATATACAATAACAAGACGAGATGGAATGAAATTTTTCTATAGTTCAATAAAACACCCAAAAACAGAAAAAAAAGATATGTTTGTTCCAAAAGTAATTTGGTCTAATGGACTTGGAACTTATCCAATTGTGGATGTAAAAGGAGAATATGGTCTTACACAATTCGCTTATGCTATTATAGACGATGTTGATAATTTAAAACATATAGAAACTGCTTTAAACAATCCCATGTTTATTGAACTAATGGAGTATGTTAAATTCCAAAATAATAAATATAATTATAAAGTTATTTCCTTATTTAAAAAGGATTTTTGGAAGGCATTTATTAATAATATTTTGTTGGAATAATATATATGGACCAAATATTCAAAGAAAAACCGCCAATATGGTATTTAAATACAATAATAGATTTATTTACTATTAAAGAAAATGACGAATATGTGATTGATTACATCACATTTAAAAAGATGGTATTCCACAAATATCAAGAACCATGGTTGGACGAATTAAATGAGTATTACCACAATTCAAAAAAGTTTTACATAACAAGAGAGTTTAACTACAATTCATTTATTACCATAATACGACAACTTTGTAAGATACACGGAAAAACTTATAGATATACATATGACCGAAATCAAAATTACCAACACTTAAAATACTTTATTAAGTTGTAGGGAAACCAAGTTTCAAGTTTTGAGCGGACTGCGAAAAACAGCAGTCTTGTCCCCTACGACCCTTCCTTATTTAATAATTTTTTGGTTATACCTTTTCTAAAGGTATAGTATATGTCTATTACATTAAAGAAGCATCAAAAACCAGATTTACCAGTATGTGTTATGTCGTGTGATAAACCACTACACGAGAAGTTAAACAAATACGAGATGACGAAAACGTGTTTAAATAATCATCATACCACAGCAATAATTGGAAAACCCCGTCAGGGCAAAAGCAGTTTAGTGTATAGTTGGTTCAAGTCAAAGAATATGTTGAAGAAATGTTTTGATACTATTTTTTATATCTGCCCCGCAAATTCCATGAACTCTATGGACGATAATATATTTAGCAAATTACCAGACAACCAGATATTCGACGAATTAACTGGTGAAGTATTAGATGAAATAATTGAAAGAGCAAAGGCACGTGAAGAAGGTGACAAGATTGCCATAATTATTGACGACTGTGCAGCGTCATTAAAAAATTCGTCAGTCCAAAAATCTTTAAAACAAATTTCTTGTAATAAACGTCATTTAGGAATTTACGCAACATTTATTTTATCGCAGACGTGGAAGAGTGTCCCTTTTGAAGTAAGACGCTTATATGATAATATTGTTGTATTTAAAGTTAGTCCAGATGAAATGGAAAGTATGTTTATTGAAACCTTGCCACAATACAAGGATTATAGTCAGGCAATACAGAAAATGGTATATAACAAACCCCATGAGTATTTAGTCATTAATACTGGTAGTGGAAGACTTTTCAAAAAATTTGACGAAATTATTATAAACGACGATTAAATCTAAAGGTATATTATAATGAGTTTTTTTCGCAAACTTGGAAGAGGTTTTAGACATTTAGGAGGCGAAATCGGTGGAGCATTCAAGAAATCCGCATCAACAATAGGTGGAGGAGTTGGTAGTCTCGTCGGTCGCATGGGTGGCGCAGAAATTGGAGCAGGAGTGGGTTCAGTTTTCGGCCCAGAAGGAACAATAATTGGTGGCGGTATAGGTGGAATAATCGGTTCTGCAGTTGGTTCAGAAATTGGTAAGCGCACAGTAGAACACGCACAGCGAGGAGGAAACATAGGACAACCTTTACCTGTAAGAGCACCAGCATTTGAAGGACAAGGAACAGGAAAAACAGGAGTTAGACCATCTCAACCAGCAGTTCCTATTAAAATACCAAAATTACCTTCACCAGAAACTAAACCAATATTAGGCAGAGATGGAGCAGGTCAAAGACAAAGACCAACAAATGAATTAGAACGAACAAGACGAGAACCTAAAAAGCAAGAATTATTTATGTAAATTATTTTCTAAATTAATAGTATATATGACTACTAATTTAGTATTGAAATCGCAAAACTCTCTTTCATATGCTTCTGGTGTTGCTAAATTTAAGGTATTTTGGAACCAGTTCTTGGAAGACCCTTATGCCGAGTATTTAGTGAGTTTCTCATTCGTATCAGCGGTTGATGCTAATTTAAACGAAGATGATTTATATACATTATCACTTGACAACCTTGGTTCAACCTTGAAAAACATAGAGGGCGGTAATTTAAACTCTGGAACAAGCAGAGATATAGGAATTATTTATAGCGAAGAACCACACTCATCTCACGCCAGATTGAGAGCAGAATTTTCAACAAACCCACCTGTTAATATAGTTGGAAGACCAACCTCTAATATATTGGAAGTAGCTTTTCGTGATTTAGATGGTGTGCTTTCAGCAAAGACACCCCAATTCTTACTCTTTTTACGCTTTGAGAAAGTTTAAAAGTCTTCAAAATTATCAGGATTACAATAACGTTCTTCGCAATATTTTGTATAAGAACCACGATTATTTTTAATCTTTCTTAATTTTAGGCGTTCTTCTAAATATATTAGTCGTCGCCGTTTTTGTTTGAGTTTATCCAATAAATCTCGTTTTTCGTTTCTTGTTCTTCTCAATATCTCACACGCCAAGCATTCGGTTTTAATCTCAACATCATAAACATTATCTTCAACTTCATGTAAAACTTTACCCACAATAATCTCACCGCCACAATTAATACATTCACGTCCCATTTTATTATATATACAATATATAGATAATAAATATGAGTTATAACGAATTAACCAGCACAAGGTCTATGAACGGTATTATTAGTATATTTAGTGAAGACATAGAGGTGAATAATTTAACCGCTAACTCAATCATAACTGACAACATACAAATTAACAATTCTATGTTAGTTGATGGCATTACTTTATCGCCAACAGAAATATCACAACTGGAAGGAATAAACACAGATGAAACCATACAGGAGCAGATAAATTCTATTGAAGCGGATTTATCTGACGTGGTAGATTTGAACTCAAATCAGGACATCGGTGGTGTAAAAAATTTTACGGATACTTTGAAAATAACGGGCGTCATGAATGTTAATAACACAAATATTACCAGCGTTGAGTTGTCATATAGCACAGGACTTATTGGGAATATCCAACAGCAGATAGATGCAGTAGATACAACTGGTTATATGGATTTGGTGTCAGAACAGACAGCCGTTGCACTAAAAAATTTTTCCGCCTCAATACAAACACCGAGTATATTTAACGAAGAAACAACTGGAACAATCAACGGATATTTTAGTGATAGTAGCACACTCTTATAT